ATGGGATGGAATGTCAAGCCCACCAAAAAGGGGGCTGACTCCATCAATGCAGGTATTGACGTACTCAAGAGATACAAGCTGCACGCAGTAGGTCACAACCTGGTTAAAGAGATGAGGAACTATAAATGGGTAGAGGACAAGAACGGCAAGCTACTCAACAAACCTATAGATGCATTTAACCACGCCATTGATGCTATGCGATACGCAACCTACAATAAACTAACAAGACCTAATTATGGGAGATACGCAGTACGTTAAGGTACAATTCCCTGAGAATGCTAATGAGTTAACCATCGGGCAGTATCAGAAGTATGTGCAGATTGAAGAGGGGGAGAGTAATTTCAAGACCCTTAAAGCTGCAGAGATATTCTTAGGGCTACCAATACGGGAAGCCCTCAAGATGCAGACTACTGACTTCTATGCTATGACCAATGAACTCTTTGAGATGTTGGCTCAAGATCACAAGCTGCAGCCCATAGTAAAGTACAGGGGGAAGGACTACGGCTTCATACCCAACCTAGAGGAGTTGACCTTTGGGGAGTACATAGATTTAGACAGTCACCTTACAGATGTGCAGGATATGCACAAAGCACTAAGCGTACTCTACCGACCCATCACGGATAGGGTCGGGGACAAGTACGACATAGAAGAGTACGAGCCAAACGAAGGATATAAGGATTTCCCATTAGGGGCAGGATTGGGTGCAACGCTTTTTTTTTGGACTTTAAGAAAGGAGTTATTGAGCGATACCCCGAACTCTTTGCCGAAGAACCCGAAGGACATACTGACCTCAGTCTTCAAGCCAACTTCTCAAGGAAGTGGGGTTGGTATGGAAGCATAGACCATCTGGCAGGCGGAGACATAAACAAATACGAGTCTGTGACTAACCTACCTTTTCAGCGTGTATTCCTTAAAATGATATTCGACAAGGAGAAGAATGAGGTAGAGAGAATGCTGCTTAAGAAGAAAGGTTAACCGCTTGTGCTACAAATAGGGCGCAAAGGGGTTAACCTTTTATGGTATATGATATTCTTACAACAATCAAGAACCACCTAGAGGCGAACGCTCAGGTGAACACGGTTACTTTTGGGGACATTATGGAGGTAGACCTGAACAAGCAGAGCATCTTCCCACTGTCACATATGATGATAGATAACGCTACAATCAGCAATCAGATTGCTACCTTCTCTATTAGCGTTATGTGTATGGATGTTGCAGACGTAAGCAAGCAAGATGTAAGGGATGAGGCAGAGCCATTCTACGGGGTAGGCATTGAACAGGATTTACTCAACACTCAGTTCTATGTTGTTAATGACTTGGTGCAAGCCCTGAAGCGTGGAGACCTATTCTCTGACAAGTATCAGCTAGAGGGTGACCCAAGCTGTCAGCCATTTATGGATCGTTACGAGAACCTACTTGTGGGTTGGTCAGTAACGCTAAATATCAGTGTACCGAACACGATAGACATATGTCAAGAACAAGGATAAGAAAAGCCAATCAGGAGGCAGTGATGAAAGCCTTTGGTGAGCGTGTTAAGAAAGCAGCACAACTCAACCTTGGGGCTACTCGTAGCATTAGATATAATGACGGAACTATAAAGCGTAGAAGAAATGTAGCCACGGGAAGCCTAAAGGATAGTGTCAGTTTTGTCACTGCCCTATCACCACACCCTGCACTTGACTTCTTCTTTAACGTGCCTTATGGTACTTACCTAGATGAGGGTGTTGATGGTGTCAAGTATAGAGTGCCAGGTAACAGCCGTTTCTCATTTAGAAGCAAGCAGCCGCCTACGAAGTTTATCCTTGAGTGGATGAGGGTACGCAGGATTAAGGTACGAGACCCTGAGACCAATCAGTTTGTTCAGCAGACTGAAGAATCAAAGAAGGGCTTTGCGTTGGGTATTGCTCGCAAGATTAAGATGCGAGGTATACCCAAGACAGAGTGGTTTAGTCAGCCGTTTAGAGACGAGTTTGAAAAGCTGCCACCTGATTTCTTGGTGGCCCTCGGTAAAGATGTAGACGAATTTTTGAAGGAGATAAAACCTTTCTAGTATGCCAATAATAGCACCAAGCAGTTTAGTAGGCTCACGCAGTCCTATATTCATCACAGCTAACTACTCAAGTCTTGCATCCTCTATAACGGATGCGACTATTGAGGTCTTTATATGGAATGGCTCGAGGAGCAGTAAACCTGCCTCAGCGACCTACACCCTTTTTAGGGATGTGTTCGCAGGGCAAGATGTATCCTTTGACATCTCTAAGTTTGTGCAGGAGTACATAGATAATGACTACACAGGCTTTGATCCTACAGATGTCAGCTATGTCCCTGACGGCTCAGTGTATTGGGTACAGGTAGACTACAATGTTAGCTACTACAATAAGGCTGACCCTCCTACAATCTCAAATGATACGGGAAGCACAGACATCTTCGAGGTGTCTAATGGTTACCACATATTTATAGAGGCGGCAAACAAAGAGGTAAACAAAGGCTTTGCCTCTGTCAATGCTGTTAAGTACATACAGGACTCTGGTAATGAGGTCGTGCCCGTATACCTAGGTAAATGGGGAGAAGGGTACGACATCTATTGGGCCTACAAGGATAGGGTGCTTGCTGATGGTGGCACGGTTGAAGGTGGAAGTGCTTGTGCTAATATCGGTCTTGACATTGTAGAGATACTAGGTGACGGAGGCTACAATATAGACATCCCTATTACTGAGGCAGACCTTCAAGGTGTACAACCTGAGAACAGAATTATGCTTTTACCTTGTGGCGTTACCAACCTCACGGCTTGGGCCGATAGCGTTGGTGAACCATTGGTATACACAAACTACTACGACATCAACCTAAAGGATAAGGACGGCACAACGCTAGACACCCGTAGGTTCTACCCGACTTGTGAGAGTAAGTACACACCACTACAAGCGCAGTTCATAAATAAGAACGGGGTTTGGGAGAGCCTCAATTTCTTTAAGGCAAGCCAAGAGCAGATACAAACGAGAACCTCGGAGTACCGCAGGTCACTCGGTAGTTCAGGTGCTACAGGTTTTAGCTACGATACTACACAGGAGCAGTACAAGAGATTCAACACCAACTACCGCAACAGCATCCGAGTAAACACAGGATGGGTAGGTGAGGACTATGATGAGTTAATGACTCAGTTGCTTGCCTCGGAGCGTGTACTGCTCGATGGCAAGCCTGTCAATGTGAGTACAGGATCGCTACAGCTACAGAAGCACATCACAGACAGAACTATCAACTACACGATAGACCTACAATACGCTTACGATACTATCTATGAATAGAGTTGACCTTTATATAGATGGCCAGAAGGTAGACTTCTTTGAGCAGGAGAGCATAGAGTTGACTATGAGCGTGCAGAACGTTAAAGACATCTCTAAGGTCTTTGGTGACTTCTCTAAGAGTTTCACCTTACCTGCTAGTCCAAACAATAACGCAGTCTTTAAACACTACTATAACGTAGATGTGAGTGGGGGCTTCAACGCCAACACGAGAACAGATGCGTTTATAGAGGTCAATAATAATGTGCTCCGCTCAGGTGTTGTAGAGTTGGAGGGTGTGCAGTTAAAGAACCTGCAACCCCACGCCTATAAGGTCAGTTTCTACAGCAAGACCACAGCGTTAAAAGACTTGTTTGGTGAGGACACTTTAAATGACCTTGACCTATCAGCTCAAGACCACGACTACAATGATACGAACATTGAGACGGGCATCAATAGCTATGTAAGCGGTACGGACAATGCTATCATCTATCCGATGATAACGCCTGTCACTAGATGGTATTGGGACAGCCAAGGTTCACACGGAGCAGGAAATATACATTTTCATAATGACCCTGACCACGGGGTATTCTACTATGACCTAAAGCCTGCAATCAAATTGCAGAAGATTATAGATGCGATAGAGACCAAGTACGGGGTAACCTTCAATAGTGACTTCTTTGATAGTGCTGACTTCGGGAAGTTGTTTATGTGGTGTCATAGGAGAGCAGGGTATATGTTCAAAGACCAACCTGTAGGTGCAACTTCAGAGCTTATAGAATTAGTCTCTGGAGATGCTGCATTTGACTCTACGCTGCATAGATTTCCTGTAACCTCCACCGCAAATCCTGCATTAATATCTTACAGCCCTTCTGCAACTGCTTCTACTAATTATAGAGTAGATGTGTTTATTAACGATGAGCTATTTAGCTCTAAAGAGCATACAGGCTCTGCAACTAATGTTTTTGTTTTCTTACCGACTCTTGCCATAGGTGATTATGTTGATATGCGTTTAGCTCCATCAGGTGATGGTGGGCAAGTTACCGTTGGTATGGTTGCTAATTGGTATGCGGATGCAGCAGGAACAACTATATTAGCCGCTACTGCTACTCCGTTGGCGATGACCACCGCAGGTATAGTAACTATATCTGACCAAATGCCAGAGCAGAAGGTAGCAGACTTTTTAAGCAGCCTTATTAAGATGTTTAATCTAGTCTTAGTGCCAACGTCAAGTACGGCCTACGACATAGAGCCGCTTGACGATTGGTATGCTGAGGGGAGTAACTATGATATAACTAGCTACACGAATATAGAGGAGGTTGGGATCAACAGACCTAGCCTATACAAAAGGGTGTCCTATAGTTTTAACGAGACAGAGGCAATACTAGGTGAAGAGTATAGACTGCAGAATGACGTTGGCTATGGTGACCTCCGTGCCGACTTCGAGTTTGACGGAGACGAATTTGAGATTGAGGTGGGCTTCGATAATATGCTCTTCGAGAGATTGAGTGATGTCAACCCACAGCCCTCACAGAACCTAGGCCTAACGGAGTTGAATGTTGGGCAATGTGTAACGAGAGAACTAGAGCCTTATATAGGTGAGCCTATTATCTTCTATGCATCGGGTAATCTAAGGGTAGCCCTAGCCTACCATTGGTCGTACACTCCTATGGGTACAAGCCCTTCTGCTATTGAAAAGCAGGATATGTGGCTCATAGGAAATGTAAACAGCAGCACAGCGGCTTCAGTAACTCAGACCATCAACTTTGGTACAGAGGTTGACCCGTATTTGTTGCAGGGCTTTGGGCAGAGTCTATACAGCACCTATTGGAAGGACTACATCACCGACCTATACGATGTACAGCGTAGGTTGTTTAGCTTCAGGGCGCAGCTACCTGTAAGGGTAATGCTCGACCTGAAGACTAATGACAAGCTAACGATATTGGAGCGTAATTATATTATAAACTCTGTGACGATGAACCTGGCTACAGGTGAAGCACAGCTAGAACTACTCAACGATGTCTAGTGTATTGGGTTATCTTATAGAAGAGTTGAAGCGTACTGACAAGCGCAGTGCGGCTATCGACATTGCAAGGGGCAGGTATGAACTGCCTAGGACTTGGGGACAAATGAAGAAACACGTTAAGAACAGATGGCGGTAGAAAAGACATTTAAGGTAGAGGCGGATACCTCAGACATAGATAAAAAACTAGATGCCTTAGCGGACTCTATTGAGGGTGTTGGTGAAGCCGCCAAGGAAACCTCGAAGAATGTCGAAGAGGTTGCCGAGGCTGTAGAGGATAACACGAAGGCGGCAAAAGAAAACGCTGAGGCTAATAAGAGCAACTTAGCAGCACTCAAGAAATTGACCAAGGGGGTTACAGGTTTCGGCCTAGCCCTTAAAGCTACGGGTGTTAAGTTCTTAATTGACGGCTTGAACTTCCTGAAGGATGCTGCACTAAATACGCAGCCTGTTATAGATGCCCTTGAGAAGGTTTCTGTTGGTTTATCTCTAGCGTTCAATACGGTTTATGAGGCGGTCTCAAATAGCAACGTTAGCTTCGAGAAGACGGGTGCAGTTGTAGGAGGTATTGTAAGAGGTGCTCTTAACCTACTCGTGATAAACTTAGAGGCTATCAAGCTAGGTGTGCTTGTGGCACAGCGTGCTTGGGAGAAGAGCTTCTTCGGTAATAAAGACCCTGATAAGCTAGCCGCCCTAAATGCAGAGATAGAAGAAACGAAGGAGAAGATTGCAGAGACGGGCAGAGCGTTAGCAGAGAATGCTAAGGATGTAGCTAGTAACTTTGTTGATGCTGTAGGTGAGATAGCCAACGGGGTGAGTGAGATTACTCAGAACGCTGCTGATGCAATTCAGAACATTGACATAAAGAAGGTAACTGACCAAGCCGAGAGGATTGTAGCCTTGCGTAGAAAAGCTGAGGAGGCTGACTTGCGTATCAATCAGATACAGACAGAGTATGTTGCCCTCATCGAGGAGGCCGAGAGCCTCCAGAATGAGGAGAACCTCAGCCTAAACAGACGTGAGGAACTTATCAGAGAGGCCAACCGTCTACGGGTAGAGTCTTTAGAAAAGCAGAAGGCACAGCTACAGATTCAAGCGGAGGCACTACGCAAGCAGTTTGAACTCTCAGGGCTTGAGGAAGACCGCATAGCCTTTGAGGAGAAACTCAATGACGTTAAGCAGGTACAAGCAGATATAGACAGCAGCAACCTACAGCTAAACGAAGAGTTAAGAGACTTGGATCAAGAGCGATTCGATGCCGCTGTTGAGGCAGGCGAGCGAGCGATTGAACTATCCGAGATAGAGGCAGAGGCTGCCTTGATTGCAGAGCGCAGTGAATCTAAGAAACTAGAGATACAGAAGACCAACCTCGAAGAGATTAAGAACCTGCGCCTGGCTGCCCTTGAGGAGCAGATGGCGCAACTAGATATAGAGAGTGAACTTTATAAGCAGTTAGCAGACGAGAAGAAGGTCATCGAGGCGGAGTATCAGAATGAGGTACGGGAACTTAACGAGGAGACCTTTGAACTGAACAAGGAGAAGGAAGAAGAACTCAGAGATGCCAAGTTTGATATTGCCAACTCTGGCCTAGAGGCTGTCAGTGCATTAGCTGAGGCATTTGCAGGTGAAGATGAAGAGCGTGCTAAGAAGGCGTTTACAATACAGAAGAGGTTAAGCCAAGGCCAAGCATTAGTGAGTACCTACCAAGCAATTATAGGTGCTTTAAAAGCTGAGGGTGCAGACGGGTTACTACCCTTCCCTGTGAGAGTTGCAAACGCTGCCATTGCAGGGGCTACGGGTCTCGCTCAGGTAGCGAGTATTCAAGCTACTCAATTTGGCGGCAGCGGTGGCGGTGGTGTAGACACCCCGACAGCACCAAGCCAAACCCCTCAATTCAATATAGTAGGCACAAGTGGTATCAATCAGTTGGCACAAAGCGTATCGCAGGAACGCCCTGTGAAAGCGTATGTAGTAGCAGGGGATGTTACCACACAGCAAGAATTAGATAGAAAAAAAGTAAATACAGCTAGTTTCGGATGATGAATATAATTGAACTTATAATTGACGAGGAGGCCTTCATTACAGGTATACAGGCCATCTCTGTGGTTGAGCAACCTGCTATCGAGGAGGACTTCATAGCGTTAAAGGAAGAGAAGAAAGTAGAACTCAAGAGCATTGATGATGAGAAGCGCATCCTGATGGGTGCTGCTCTCATCCCTAATAAGCCTATCTATCGTAGAGATGGTGAAGAGGAGTATTACATCTACTTCAGCAAAGACACGGTCAGAAAGGCTAGTGAGTTATTCTTTATGAGTGGCAACCAAAGCAAGGCCACGCTAGAGCATCAGGTAGACATCGAAGGGTTAACGGCTGTTGAGTCGTGGATCATAGAAGGTGAGCAAGACAAGAGCCGTATGTATGGTATGGACTTGCCTGTGGGTACTTGGATGGTTTCAATGAAGGTTAACAATGACGAGATTTGGAATGATTGGGTAAAGACAGGAAAGGTCAAGGGCTTTAGCATTGAGGGCTACTTTATGGACAAGGTAAATATGAGTGCAGACTCGTTAGCCTCCCTTGAGAAGGAGGCAGACGAGGTCTACGCTGAGGAGAAGTTAAGTGCTATTAAGGCGGTCATTAAAAAGGACAAGAGATACAAGTCTGGCAAGAAGACAGAACTCGAAAGCTATAACGACTATCCCGAAGCGGTGCGAAACAACGCCAAGCGAGGGAGAGAGTTGAATGAGAAGCAGAACAACAAGTGCGCCACGGATGTGGGTAAGCAGAGAGCAGCCGATTTAGAAGCAGGCCGTAATGTCTCAGTTGAAACGATAAAGAGAATGTACAGCTACCTATCTCGTGCGGAGGAATACTACGATGAGGGAGACAAGGAAAGCTGTGGGTACATCTCCTACCTCCTATGGGGTGGTAAGGCTGCCAAGAGTTGGGCAGAGAGTAAGTTAAAGTCTTTAGACCAAATCTAAAAATGTAACGCAAAGCCAAGTATTTAATTAACCTATATAGATAACATAGTTATGAAGTCAC